GATGCCGTCGAACTCGCATTTCCCACGACGGAAATACGCCTTGAGCCGGTGCATCTTGTCCGAGATTCGCAGGATGCAGCCCGCCCACGCTGGCATATTCACGACGTCGGCACTGTTGCGGATGTTGCTCAATGCGTCTTCGTCAACGCCGTAGTCCATCGTCTTCCGCAGGTGCAGCGTCCGCAGTTCGTCGAGCACGGCGAGAAACTCCCGAGAGCCTGGGCGGATGTCGTCGTGCTCATCGGCAAGGATGCTGTCACCCGTCCACCGGATGTCATCCGGTGCCGCTTCCATCTCACGCTGTCCCTGCAAGATCCAATCCGCCGGCACCGACTCCTCACGCTCCGAGGCGTACTTCTCTGCGCTCGCCTGCGTGATCTCACGCCACCGATCCGGTGCGTCGTCTTTGGCGTGGCACTTGCCACCGTCGCAGCATCCGCCAGCTAGACGGCTCTCCACTGCTGCCCGCAGTGCGGCGTTTGTGTCTTCCAGATTCGTGATCGTTCCTTGCATCTTGTTCCTTTCGATGAGAAGGCGAGCGACATCCGCCGCCAGTGATCCCGATGTGCCGCACCACTGTCCCTGATAGCGATACGCTCGCCTGCGTGCGTCGGCTAGATACTCGTCAGTCAATTCGTATTCCATGCGTCAAGCCCTCACGCCTGCGACGTGCATGGACGACAGCCCGCCGGCGTGGTCGTAGAAGAACGTCTCCATTGCCTGCCGTGAGCCGATGAATCCGTTGACGCTGTGCCAATCGTCGGGCGGGCAGAGAGCCGGTGCCGTGCGAACAATCACGCCGTCGAGCGTCTCGATTGGTCGCTGCCACTCCGCAGCCTGCGAGTGGAAGTGCCCAGTGTGCCACTCTCGGTACGGGCACTCGCTCCACTGGCGGGACGCTTCCAACGCCATGATCTGCGGCAGCTTCCGCTTGGCACGATGCCCGTGAACGAAGCCCAGCAGATTCCGCCCGTGCGTGAGGTACTGCCGCCCCGTGAAGTCTGGCTTGATTGTCACCTGCTTGTGACCACGGAACCGCTCTTGCATGATCCGCTGAAACGTCCACGTCAGCACCTCGTCGTGGTTGCCGTTGACGATCACAACGTCGGTCGGCACGGTCTCCGACGATTGCGAGATGAGAGCGAGCAGCGTGTTGCACCCGACTTCGATCATCTTCTGGAGACGCCCGTCACGCTCCAGAGGTGTACCACTTGTGGTACTCCCGTCCGGTCGGTCGTAATGGAACAAATCGCCAACGAAGGCAATCGTGCGTCTGGTTGGATTGTGGGAATTCCCCACCGACAGCAGTTGCGTGCCAGTGTCGCCCACCAGGCGGGCAGCGTGGTCAAGGTCGTAGTCATCGCCGCCGGTCGTGCCGGCCCATGCGTACTTGCCGAAGTGCGGATCAGCGACGACGAGCACCTGCCATAGACCATCGCGCTTCGGTGCCTTGACAACCTTGGTCAAAGGGCGGCGAATGTCCTTCTTCGCAGCGTCAATCATCGCCGCCACGACTTCACGAGTTGTCGGCCCGTCTTTCGGCTTGAGTCTGACGAACACACGGTGCAACTCAATGGAGCCGCCTTCGCCGTCGCCACATTCCCACTTGGTCGCTTCAGATGCAGCGACTTCAAAACGATCAAGGTCGGCTTCGATGTGCTTCAGCAGATCCTCGACGGTCTTAATGCGGCGGCTCGTGGAGCGTGCTTCAAGCGTGTCGCCGTTCTGCGACTGCGTCACCTGCTCTGCGTCTGCGGCTGGCTTGGGGGGCGGCAGTTTCGCCTTGATCCTGTCGGCTATTTTCTTCGCAGCCATTCAGATAGCTCCTTCTCTGAGACAATGTGCCACCCGCTTGCAGCCGCTTCTTCTCTCAGTGCTCGTGCGACGGACGCCGATGATGCGGAGCCATAGCCGCCCGCCTGGAACCGCCTGCGGATCTCAAGCACGCCGTCCCGGTCGTCATCGCTCAGGCGATCCATCCACGTCGCCGGCTTGGCTGGCTTCACTCTCTCAGCTACGGCGTCGGCTAGTGCGACGCTTCGGCTTTTCGTCTTCACGCGGCGGCTCCTTCTTCTCAAGGTGTATCCACCCGTCATCGTCAGGGATGCCGCCGCCCACGTGCTCCTCGTCGTCGTCGTCGAGGTCAGGCGGCAAGATCACCGCCTCGGCTGGCTTTGGCTTTGCGCGTCCCATGCCACCTAGCGTGGCAGGCGTGTCAAGCGGGAGGCGACTTGCCCCACTTGCCCGCCGGGCATTCCTGGTCGGCCCACGACAACTTGCTGGCGTAGCCCGCCGCCCTCGACACTGGGCATCCGCACAACTGGCAGGCGTTGTCCTTGAGGTGCTCGCACGTCAGGCAGATGTCATGCCTTCTGATGATCTCCTCGTCGCTGCACATGGGCATACCGGCGGCGACGTGCGAGACGGCGGCGGTGGCGAAGTTGCGGACCTTTTCGAGGAATGAGGGAGCGTCGGTGCGGGTGAGGTCGTGGGCGGGCTGCGGCTCGTAGCCGGGCTTCGGCGTGCGTGGATAAAACTCGCTCTCCACGTCAATCGTCCACTCGTCGCCGTCCTGTGCGACCACGCACGGCATCACCTCGTCGAGCGTGTAGCCACGCTCGGTGCAACGGGTTTCAAGGTGCGAGCGGTGGCAGGTGATCATGGGAGGTAATTAAGAGTACAGACAAGTCTTACGGATGCGTCGAACTCAGCACCGTTATAGTTCAAGTAATCCAATTGCCCTCTTGCTGAAACCCAAGGAGTCCGAATGGCCGAAGACGGGCCGTCGCAAGGCAGTGTCGTTGAGGTATTAAACAGCGCCACGTTCTGACTAAATACACGAAATTCCTCCATCGCGCCGTAAGCGGCCTGCCCTATTTGGCAGTAAGTCCCCCATTGCTGCGGAGAAGTCCACTTGCTTAGAAATAGTCCACTCACCACGCTTTCATACGCCATAACATTGAATTGAACGCTGCCGTTGCAGTTCATGCTCAGCCGGAAAGTGCTGCTAGTCTTGCCGAGATTATTTAGAACAGATTGATTCTCGCACGGCGGCGATGACAAAGATGTGAATGTCAGGAACTGCAATGCATTGAATGTTAGCACGCCGGGAGAGTAGCTTGCTGACGCCGTTGTCGAAAAACCGGCTACAGCCGCGCGGAAAGCATCGATGTAGTTTGCTGCCCAAGGCGTCGTTGAACGTGGCGAAACTGTGTCTACCTCGCAGGTGAATGTCGCAGAAACAGGGAACGCATATGTAGAGTTGGAGTTGCACGGGCACGGCAAGCAAAGATTCGGGCTGCACGTCGTCCCTACCCCCTTGAACGTCTGCCCCGTCCCTTGGCACTGGCACTGCGGCTTGACGCTGCACGTCGTGCCTTCGCAGCACGCGCCTTCCTTGCACGCTTGCAGGCAGTCGGCTTCGGTGGTGTAGCCGCCGCCTCCGGATTGGCCGGAGCCGGTCTTTCCGTTGAATGTGGAGGCTTGGCGGCAGGGCATGGCTAGACAACCTCAACCGTACAGATGAGCCGCCCAAAAGCCGTTAGCGTCCATTTCAAGCCGGAGAGCGTTGGATTCGTGGCTGTAAAAGGCCCAGCGTCGCTTCGGTATACATTGTAGTTCGTGGTGCCTCGCGGCGATGTGTAGTCACCAAGTCCTAGACTCTCAGTGCCAGTCGTGGAAACGCTGCATGATGGTTGCGTGCTCTGCCACTGAGCGTAAGGAATTCGCGTAGCGGAGTCGTATTGCTTCACGAAGATTGTGGTGACAAGAAGGCACTCCCACGGTGTCCCTATTGGCTTTTCCGCTTCGCCGGAATTGCCCGGTGCTATGACTATGCTATTCACGCCGGATATCCACGGGCTGTGCAGGTAATTAGGCCATGCGCCATCTGAGTATCCACAGCTATAACCGTAGTTTTGAAGGAAATTGACAGGCACCGTGACCGATGCTCTTGTCAGCGCAAAAGTTGCGTTGAGCGATGTGGAGGCATCGTAAGTGCGAGAAAACGCATAGTCCGGCCCTTTCGCATCACCTCCTCCAAAAGCCCACACGCACCATCTTTGGCCGGAAAACGTCACGCTGACGTTGAGCGTATCCGGCGGCACTTCATCTTCACCGCACACCCAGAGCGAGTTGTATCCAGCAGGGGTCCGGTTGCACGGGTTGCCATAGCAATACCACCCGTCTCCGCAGCACCCGCAGTTCTCCG